GAAGAACCTAAAGAGGAAGAAAACAAACCTGAAGACAATGAGGAAGAAAACAAACCTGAAAAAGAAGAAAAATCAATAAATAAATCTAGATTTAATAAAATGGAAAAAAGATTTTCATTACTTAAAGCTATCCGCAGCATCGTAAACGAAAACAAATTAGATGCTGTTTCACAAGCAGTAGTAAACGCTGGACAAGAAGAATGCCGTAACTCTGGTTTGTCATTCGCTGGTCAGATACAGATCCCAGTTGGACAACCAATGGAAGAAAGAGCAGTCGTAACAGCAACTGCTGAAGGTGAAGATGTAGTTGTTACAGATTTCACTAACATACTTGAACCACTTCGCGCTAAGAACGTTCTTGCATCTGCTGGTGCAACATTCTTAACTGGTCTTGTTGGTGATCTTCAGATCCCAAGCATGAGCGCAGAACAAGTATTCTGGGAAGGTGAGGTTACTTCAACTTCTGACGGTGCTGGCGCATTCAGCCATATCAAGATGTCTCCACGCAGAATCTCTGCTTACATAGATGTTTCAAAACAATTCTTAGTACAAGACAGCCTTGGTGCAGAAGAGTTGATCCGCAGAGACTTAGTTAACGCTATCAACACTAAACTTGAATCAACTATCTTAGGTTCAAGCGCAGCTGCTGGAAATGTACCTGCTGGTATATTCTACAATGTCGCTGCTACTGAATGTGACACATTCGCTGACTTATGCGACCTTGAAGCTGATGTTGAAGAAACCAACATCAACGGTGAAATGAAGTATATCTTATCACCTAAAGCAAAAGCTATCTTACGTGCTATGCCAAAATCTGAGAAACACACTCAGTTAGTTCTTGACACCGACAATATCGATGGTACTCCATTTGAGACAACTACTAACATGGCTCAAACATACTTCGCTTATGGTGACTGGAGCAATCTTTACATCGGACAATGGGGTCCTATAGATCTTTTGATAGATCCATATACACAAGCAACTAAAGGTACTGTACGTATCGTTGTAAACGCATTCTTCGACTACGCTGTAGTTCGTAACGGTGCAATCGTTTACGGTAAAGCAAAAGTTGCTGAATGATAAAAAACATGTCAATTGAAAAATTGACAGAAATCGAAGCCAAATGTTAGGGGTGTAGCCATGGCCCGCCGCTACGCCCCTTTTTAAAAAGACAGACAAGTCTTTTATCGTTCATTTCTCAATGAACGTAAAAAATAGATCAACAAAAACGATGAACTACTTAGATCTTGACATATTGAAAAAGCAGTTGAACATAGATGCATGTTTTACAGATGACGATGCTTACATTTCACAGTTAGGTGAAGTTGCTGAACAGCGTGTAGCTCATCATCTTGATGACAATTTAGAATCTATTGTAGCTGACAACAATGGTGTTTTACCTGCACCAATCAAACAAGCGATGTTGCTTTATGTTGGTCTTCTGTATGCTAACCGTGAAGGTATAGCTTTCGCTAATCCATACGAGATTCCATTGGCATATAAATATTTGTTAGCTAGTTACAAAAATTATAATCATTCTGCGATATGAGAGCCGGGACATTGACTGAAAGCATTGACATATTGAAAGTCCAAGTGACTACTAATGACTTTGGCGAGCAATACGATCAATATCTGCCATCGTTCTCAACACGTGCAGAAGTCAAGTCAGTTGGTGGTGGCCGTGTTGATGAGAACAATGAGATATTCTATGAATACCGAAAAGTGTTCAAAGTGTACAGATATGTTGATGTAGATGATTTCGACAGGATAATGTGGAAATGCAAGCAATACAGAATACTTAACATTGACGAAAGCAAAGCAGACAACTCAAAGACAATTACATGTGAACTAATCAATCAATGATTACAAAAGTCAAAAAAGGTGTAATAGGAATAGACTCAGTTGAATATCTTAATGACTACTTTAAAGATCTGTTTGATGAAGCTAACACATCTATAAAGGCAGGTGCACGACATGGTGTATCAAACGCAGTAAACGCGTTAAGAGATTCAACACGACAAATGGTTGCTACATCACCATTCAAGTCAGATTCATCAACTCAGTATGGTGTAGGATTGATTGAAGGTGTAAAAGCATATATGCAGAAAGACGCTACTGGTTTTGTTCATGTTCTTGGTGATACAAGGCATAATGACGGAACTTGGAGATTGAGATTCTTTGAATGGGGTACAAGAAACCGTAAGGGACCACGTGGAAGGATATCTTCTTACCATTTCTTGAAAGACGCTACAAATTTCAACAAATCAACAACGTTGGACATCATACAACAAGCTATACAGGAAAAAATAGATGAACTAAACAGATGAAACCATTTCTTGTAACACAATACATACTTAAACTGCTTAACGCAGATGTTGAAGTCAAGAAAATTTTCAAGACAAACATATATCCACTTAACGCTAAACAGGGTACAAAATTCCCGTTTGCTGTAATGAAACGTGGAGACATAACACCACACTATTCAAAAGACGGACATCATCAATATGACGTTGACATAGACATTGTAGTTGTTGATGACACATATATAGGTAGTGTGAACGCAGCTGAGGCAGTAAGGAAAGCACTTGAACTTAAGTCATACAAAGACGCTAAGACAAACGAAGTCATCATATCAAGGATTACTTTAGACTCAGCTGATGAGACAATGATAAACGATGCTTTCGTGCAAAGTATCAGATTTAAACTAGAAATGAATTGATTCATGCAAAACAATAAATAAATAAATCATAATATATTATGGCACAATCAACAAATATCGTTAAAGGTGATGAATTGATGTTATTCGATGCTGAAGGTAATGCATTAGCATATGCTACTTCTCACGTTCTTACTTTAACTGGTAACACTACAGACATATCTTCAAAAGACCATGGATTCTGGGGTGCAAGTGAAGTCGGATCTATCACTTGGGAACTTACGACAGAGAATCTTTACACGGATAACGGCTATGACAAATTGTTCGACATCATGATAGCTGGTGAGCCTGTAACTGTAGCATTCGCTAAAGCTGGTAACTATGATGTTAACGGTCTTACATCATGTGGTGGTTCAGTTTCAGCTTGGACTCCAGATCAAACTAATTATCGTTCTGGTTTAGCAGTCATCACTTCATTAGTTGCTAACGCTAACACAGGAGAAAACGCTACTTACAGTGCTACATTCACTGGTTCAGGCGCGTTGACAAAAGCAACGAATTCATAAGACATTTTGTCAATGTCTAATTGACATAAAACACAAACACGCTTGACGGAAGTCAGGCAGAATTCTTCAGGTGTTTAAGCAGGGGTGAGGTGAGCAGATCACCCACCCCATTTTTAATAAAAAAGACAAATAAACATAAAATATAAATATGGCTAACAATATTATAAAAGGTGATGAACTAATGTTGTTTGATGAGAACAATCAAGCATTATTGTATGCTACTTCTCACACTCTTACATTGACAGGCAACACCACAGACATATCATCAAAAGATCATGGATTCTGGGGAGCAAGTAACGCTGGTAAGGTGACTTGGGAACTCACGGCTGAATGTCTCTACACAGACAATGACTATGACGCATTGTTTGACCAGATGATAAGTGGTGAAAAGATTTTCATTAAGTGGGGTAAAGCAAAGAACTACGATGTTAATGGATTAGTATCAACAGGCGGTTCTGTTCAGAAATGGATTCCTGCTGATGTTGTAAAACAAGGATATGCATACATCACTTCATTAGTCGCTAATGCAAATACAGGAGAAAACGCAACATTCTCTGTGACATATACCGGTGCAGGTGCTTTGAAAGAATCATCTGCTTCTGAAACAGATTATGTTATTGAACTTCTTTATAGTGGCAACTTTGCTGCAGGAACACCAATCAAGTTATATAATCCAAGCAATGATGTTGCAGGTTATAAAATCACAGATGCTACAAACAACATTTCTGCTGAAATGCATACTTCTGATGATAACACATACACACCTACACTTGCTACTACTGCTGTGAATGTAGAACTTTATATCGAAAAGAGAACAGTTCCAAGCAAGTTGTTTGAGAACATTACTGCATTGACTACAATGATTGTTGGTGACACCACTGGCGCAACAGAAAACGATATCAATGCATTAGGTTCTGCAATATGCGCAGGATGCACAGGTCTTACAACTGTATCGCTTAACGCACAGATACCTTCCTTATCTTACCGTACTTTTGCAGGTTGTACTAACTTAGATGAGTTATGGATTTACTTTGTTGGTGAAGACCCAGAAACACACAATCCAATGGGTATGCCATACGATGAAAGATCATTAGCATTGAATGGTACAAGTGAAGAACTTAAACTTTACGTTCCAGATGAATTAATATCATGGTACGAATCTACAACACCATGGAGTAACTTGACTATAAAATCTAACAGATGATAGTTGATATATAGAATTTGTCAATTCTAAATTGACATATTGACAAACTATGACACACGTTTGCGTGTCAATGCAAACTATGACACACGTTTGCGTGTCAATGCAAACTATGACACACGTTTGCGTGTCAATGCAAACTATGACACACGTTTGCGTGTCAATACAAACTATGACACACGTTTGCGTGTCAATACAAACTATCATTTGTCAAAATGATATAGTTCACATTAGAATATGAACATATTCTATATTTTGAAACATAGACAACTTGAACAAAAAAGTTCAAGTTGTTTATTTTTATATATACACACAAATATATGAAAAACACCTTATGAAGATAAATCTTAAACAAGGAGAATTAGAGTTGCATTACTCAATGCGTTCATTCGTAATCTATGAAGAAATAACAGGAAAATCATTGAATCTTGAAGATATCAATTCACTATCAGCGATAGTGAATCTATTTTATGCTAATGTGTTAGCATCAATGCAGTACGCAGGATTAGAATTGACACTTACATACAATGATTTCTGGAACTACTTAGACGACAATAATGGACCAGAACTTATAAAAGAGTTCAGTGAATGGTATATGGAACATTTGAAAGCACAAGCTGATTTCAATAAGATCAAACCAAAGAGTGAAGAAGAAACAAACAAGGCTTCTAAGAAACTAAAAAACTAATGATAGTCCATGAGTATTTGAAACTATTTGTCTTCAGAAAGAAGATGGTCACATACGAATACTTTATGGACGAAATGCAAGACTGGGAAGTTTCTCTACTTGCTGACAGTGTAACATCAGGATATAGAGAAGAATGGGAGATGACACGATGGTTAGTCTACTCTATCATACAGCCTAACTTGAAGAAAGGTATGAGAGACAAACCTATGAAAGAGATCATACCACTTCCGTTCGATGAAGAATACAACACTGAAGAGCAAGACATAGAGATAACAAACGAGCAGATAAACATACTAAGACGTCGTTCAGAGGCGCTATCTAAAAAAATCAAAGAGAAACATGGCATCAAACACGCTTAAAGTTGGAATTACAGCCGAAACTGACGGTTTTGTCAAAGGTACTAAACAAGCACAAGACGCAGTCGCTAAACTCGGCAATGAGTCAAAGAAGACGGCGAAACAGATAAAGACTATATCTGGTGCAGCTAACTCAGAGAAACGTATCATAAACGAGTTGGCATACCAATACCATAAACTAACAGATGAAGAGAAGAAAGCGTTTGGTGCAGAAATCAAACGTGACATAGATTCGCATATAGCGAAACTTAAAGAGTATAAATCTGTACAAGCAGACATAAACGCTAAAGTAGCTGGATCTACTTCTTCATTCTCTAAGTTTGGTAATGTTATGGGTCAGGTAGGAACAAAGATGGGGCTGCCTGTTGCAAGCCTTACATCTCTTGTAAACCCCACAACTGCTGCTATAGCAGGTGTTGCAGCTCTTGGTGCAGCGTTTGTGCATACAGCTAAGGAGACTGAACAGTTTAACGTTGAATTGAATAATCTGTCTACACGTCTTAATGTGCCTAAAGACCAATTGAAATCATTTGGTGATGAAGCTATAGAACTTGGCAACAAGTTTGGTAAGTCAGGACAAGACATAGTCAAACAGTTCAATTTCATAGCTCAGCAGTTACCAGGAATAGAAAAAGACAGAAAAGGATTGTCAGACCTTACAGACGCTATAAACCTGTTGTCTGTTGGTATGGGAACAGATCTAGAGACTGCGACTAACGCAGCTGTAACTGTGATGAGTAAATTTAGACTTGCTGCTTCTGATTCAACTAAAGTAGTAAACACGTTAGCTGAAGTTAGTCGTAATAGTGGAGCTAGTCTAGAATACCAGTCGCAAGTGTTTGAAAAAGTGGGTGCAGCAGCTAACGCTATAAATGTGCCGTTCAATGACATTGCTGCTGCGACTGGTGTGCTAAGCTCATCATTTGCTGATGCTGGTCAGGTAGGTGCTGGCTTGCTTGCAATGATAAACAAACTTGGAAAACAGAAAGACGAGTTCAATCCTGCTGTAGTTGGATTGCAGAAAGCAGTAGAGAACCTTAAAGCTGCTAACTTGTCATACACAGACATAGCGTCTATGGTTGGTCCTAAAGCGGCGCAAGTGACTAGTGTACTAATACAAGAACAAGACGCTTTTGACAAGTTAGCTGAGAAGACTAATAACACTGCAGCTGCTGAAGAGATGTTCGGTGTCAAGTCTGAAGAACTTGGCTTCATCATCAACAAGGTGAAGACAATGTGGGAGAATTTCTTGTTGAAGATAGGTGAGTCTAAAGTGTTCCAGACTATCATGGGTATCATAAAAGACGTGATAACATGGGTTGAAGACTTGTCTACTGAGATACAGAACTTCTTTGCTAACACTGACATAGGTAGTGGATTCGCAGACATGTGGAATTTGATAAGAGACGCGTTGAAAGCGTTATTACCTGTAGTTGGTGCAGTCATAAAAGTGTTCGTTGTACTTCAATCAACAATATCTAAGGTCGTGTCATTCATCATACAAGCGATAATTGAATGGGACACTATGATGATAAACATATTCAAAGGAATGTATGACACTATTGTAAGTGTATGGAATAGTATAAAAGACTTCATAGTGAACGTATGGCATGCATTGATAGATCCTATAGTAGAGTTTGTTGACAATGTTAAACAATATATGTCTAACTTATGGGATAACATCAAATCTGTGTTCCAAGCTATACATGACTTTATAGTCACAGCGTTCAATACAGTGTTGAGACCTATATTAGATGTAGTTGACTCCATCAAAGGTTATTTCAATGACCTATGGGACAATATCAAATCTATATTTAGTTCAATATATGACGCTATAGTTTCAGCGTTCGTTTCTGTACTTACACCGATAATGAACGTAGTGAACCAGATAACTGGATTCTTCAAAACATTATGGGATAACATCAAATCTATATTTGATTCTATATACAAGAAAATTGCTGACACTGCCGCGTTCAAAGCTATAGTGAAAGTGTACCAGTGGTTCAAAGACAAAGTCACTCAACTTATAAAGATAGTACAAGACGCATGGAACGGATTCTTAGACGCGGTTGGAATTGGTGGCGGTAAGTCATTCAAAGTGCAGAAAGAGTCCGGTAGTGATAGTCCGTCAACATACAAACCAGAAAACACCGTCAATCCAGTGACACATGACGCTGGTGGATCAAAGACTAACAAAGGCAAAGGCGGTAAGAGTGGATCATCTGGATCTAAATCAAGCAACGAGCCAGACAAGAACACGGTCGAATGGTATAACAAAGAGATCCAGAAACGTCAGAAGATGCTTAAAGAAGAAAAGCATACAGATGACGAGATAAAGAGAATAAATTCAGAGATCGTTGAGCTTGAAAAACAACGTGACGCAGAACAAGCTAGAATAAATGCAGCAAACCAGACAGAGCTTAAGACGATAGAAGACTATGATAAAAAGATTTCTGAACTTAATGATGAGCTTAAGAAATCTAACATGTCACAAGATGAACAAGAGTCTACATTGCGTAAGATTGTAGCATTAGAGACTGTAAGGAACAAACTTAAGAAAGCACAAGACAACCAGAAAGCTGTATATGAGCTTGAAGCTAGATTGACACCAGACACATTCAGACAGCTTAAAGACAAATTCGGTGACAGACTACCGATGTATATAGATCTGTTCAAAGACGCAAAAACAGACAAAGAAGTCAAAGAGATAGCAGACAAATATGAAAATGTTCTTGGTCAGATAAAACTAAAACCACAGTTGCCTGAAGGCACTGAACTACATGTTCCTACAGTTGAAGAGAACAAACGAAAC